TTACAAAGTCCCGCATCAGCTCTCGCCCCCTAACTTTTCTGTGAGCGCGGTGACTTGTGCCGCCAATTGCGCGTTTTGCAAGCCCAGTGCGTTGATCATCTGTTGCTCGGCTGTGGGGGTCACCTTGTTAGTTTCGGTTTCGAGTTCTGCCTGCTTGGCCTTGTCAACTACGATTGCTCCGTCAATCAGCTTGCTGGCACCAATTACAATCTTGTCGATTTCGGCTTGCGGCAAACTTACCGCATTCGTCGTGTCAAATGGCGCTTGCCAGTCTGAACCATCCCAAAACTCTTGCTGATAGTCCACGACGTAGCCATCGCTATCTAAGCCAAGCAATACCTTAAGACTTGACCTCTCCATCATTACACCTCCGTTAGTTTAAAACGCGAAAATAGCCGTTAACACATAGTTCGCAGCACTACTTCCTGCTGTACCGTTTTTAGCATTACCCGTAAGAGTAGTGTTGGTTGGATAACAGTATTTATTAAATGACGCCCCGCCATAAGTGGCCATTGGTAGGTTAAACCCCGCACCAGAAAGCCTGGCGACCATTCTGCTATAAATTGGTGTTGCCAAAACGTCAGTTCCTGCAGCACTTCCATTTTTGTATTCCTGCCATTCAAGCATCCACCCGTTTAAACACTCGTCAATGGCAATACTTGGCCTCAGCGTTTGCTTTTCATTCAGGAATGCAGTGCCAGACCATAACATTTTCCCACAATTGTTTACCCTCGACAGGTAATCAGCGTTTAGTGTTCCACTGGTATTTTGCGAGTTGCTCATCGTCATCGCACTTTGTGTGGGATCAATAGTGATAATTGACCAATCTCCGGAGGCGAAGTCCGCACGCGAACGGATACTACCCGTGTTACCAATCGTCGTCGTTGCCTTAAACGAGTTCGGCGTGGTATCACCCATGATGCTTCCCTGAGCAACGCTGGTGTACCCCATTTTATCTAGCGTTTGTGTATTAGTCAGCGTAGTGCCGGCGGTGTACAGTTCCTCTTCGCCATCAGCTATCACACGCGAGTTTGCGGACATGAACGTAGACCCATTGAATGTAACACCTGTAAAGGTCAGACCATTGAACGTTGCGGCGTTGATTGCAGCAGCTGAGATTGGTTGCTCAACCCACGCCGTGCCAGTGGACTTGTAAAATTTGATTGCCACGCCCGCCGAGTTCGTCAACCAGAATTGACTATTAGCAGGTGCAACAGTGGCTGGCAATGCAGTGCCACTAGCATAACTGGTGATATCCTTGCCAGCAGTCCCATCATCTACTCGTGCTAGAGTGATTGTTTCGAGTGCTTTAACTACCATGGCTAACCCTTTAGTTCTGCCGTGTAAGTTGCCTTGCTGGCGACGTCACCGGCATTGATTGTGAGCGAGGCACCGGTTCCCACGGCGGTAGTCGCATCATCTTTGTACCAGTTAATCGTGCCAAGTGCGGCCAGGGCAGTGCCAGTGACTTCTGTCCCACCCCGGTACACGTGAGCATTCAGTGTAGTCGCAACAGCTGTGTTTTTAAAGATAGTTCCCGCACTTGACAACACCACCATCGTGAGTGCGTCCGCACCATCAGTCCCGTTCTTGCCATCAGCGGCCTGACGCGCAACGCTATATGATACCGTGGACTTGCCATCCGAATACTTGACCGTTACACGTGTCCACAAATACTTACCCGCGGCAACGGTTGGAATCGTGGTCGTCCAGCCAGTTGTGGGTGTGGTCGTGCCATCAGAACCGACGACGTACTCCGTGACATTTGATGATACGGTCACGCTTGATCCGTTTGTACCATTTTTAGGATAGTAGGTTACACCATAGGTCGTGGTACTCTTACCGTCTGAGTAGTTTACGACAGTCTTTGACCAGAGATAGTTACCTGCTGTAACACTTGGCATGGAAGTGGCCCATGTGCCTGTTGGAGTAGTCGTACCAGACGTCGAAGATTGATAAGTAGTCGCTGTGCTTGATACAGTTACGCTGGTACCGTTATTCCCGTCACTACCAGCCGCACCTTTGAATGCAATCGAATAACTGAATTGCTTATTGATTGTAATGTCACCAATCTGTACCGGAATCGTGAGCGTGCCTGCAGTCTTTAGTGCCGATGTCGCAGTAATTGTAATCACAGGCGCTGGTGTTTTACCATCAGATACTCCTGTGATACCGGTTGCACCTGTGATTGCCCCGACAGTAGCCGGCACTTGTTCACTACCACATAGTGCCATGACAGTCGTAGTGGTTGATTGTGTGTTGTCCACGCTGTCGGTGTCGCCATTAAAGACGTGTGATTCATTGGACAGGATTACGCTGTAACCGTCGGTAAGATCGATAAGGTCAGTTTGACTTGATGCTTTGATTGTTGCCATTGATAAATTTCCTCCTAGTAGTAAAGTTCACATTTGAAAGTTGATTTGTTATTAACGTCTGCCGCACTAACGGCAAACAAGAACCCTTCGTCTGACAGCCGTGTGTCAGTCAAGGGCACATTGGTAAACTCCAATTCACCAACGTTTTTAACCTGCCATTGTAGGTAAGCCTCGGTCCCGAACACCGCGTGCATCTTTTCGGCGGTGTCAAGGATCGACCCGCCAACAGAAATGGACACCGTTAGGATGGTAGAAATCCCCGTATTCTTGAACATGTTGCCATTCACGCTGCTAACGTTCAACACAACGGCGTCTGCACCATCCTTACCGGCTGGAATTTGACTAATCATCTGGGCCATCTGCTTAATCTGTGTGGAGGTCTGATCATGCTCAATTTTAAAATCGCCAAGTGTCAGAGTAGACGCGGACGGCATCGAGTAACACTTGTAAACCTCAAGGACGGTCGCTGACAAGTATAAGTTTTGCGCTTCGTCCTCAACATTAACGACGTCACCCTTGGTCAGTCCACTTGGCACCCTAGCCACCGTGACGGTGTAGTTTACAGCCGGGTGATTATACGTTTTCAGGTCAGCCAAAGCGGACTGCAGCAGGGTGGCTTGCGTCGTAGCTTCATAGGTCTTTACCATCTGTAAGTGGCTAGACTCTGGCGTCGGGTTGGCGCTACTACGCAGCCTTGACCATGTGCGAATTGCGATAGTGTCACGTAGGACACCATCACCGCCGAGCACAAACTGGCCAGTGTTATCTGTCCACTTATATCCCGCGAGGTTAATTGGTGTGGCGGCGCCGTCTGGCGTTGCACCATAGGCTTTAATGCTTGTGTGTAAGTCAGCCGTGCTGGTCTCGGACACGATTTGTGAGATGTCAGTGCCTTGCCGCAGTGTGATATTGGTGTTACTACCCAGCTTGTTTACTACATTTAAGTAGCGGTGTACAGGCTCTAGCCCGTTGATCTCGAAGGTATAATAGAGGCTTACTCCAAAGCCATTTGCGACTTCTAGCATGCGGTCATAGCTAGTTTGCTCACTGGTAAACTCAAGTGTGCGTGCACTGGTAGGGATTTCGTTGAGGCCAATCTCCCAGCCGGAATCTGCGCAGAACAGGTTAAAATACTGTTGGAACGTCATCGATTTAGTCGCCGTGTACCCGCCAACAATCTCATTTTTTAGATCATTCCCGGCGTCATCGGCTTGAAAGTTTATTGAGCACCCGGTGTTGTCAACTTGCGTGTCCTTAATCGTCATAAAGTGACTAACGCCGTTGTCATCTTGGTAAAGTATATAGTTGCCGCCCTCGCCCACGGTCATGGAAATAGCGTCGTTCAGGTCGTCCTTGGAAAAGTACACATTGCCGGTCAAAGCAACAGTACTTGCTGTGGTGCTTTGCGCTTCAATCTCGCCGGCTATCCTAAACCTGCCGCGTTCAGTCGATGCAATGCCAAGCAAGTTATACTGACGGTCAGTAAAGTAGAACTCCATTAGACAAACGCCTCCTCCCAATTTATTTCTACCTGTGGGGCATTAGCCCAGCTTGAGTATCCAATTTGAATATTGTTGTCACCCGGCGCCAGATAAAAGTCATCCCAATGATTTCCCACAGTATTTAGATTCATATCAACTACCCCGTTAGTTAGTACCTGCTTATTCCGAGTGTCGATTGTCACAACATCGCCACTGGCCCAACGGTTTGGTTCATCAACCCAATAGTCAACGTTGATCCAGTCAAACCGAACATCTGATAGAGACATGAGCACGTGCTGGTTTCCTTGCCATCGTTCAAACCAGGAGCTCCAGCCATCTATCGACAAACCAGCTAGGTCGTAACGCGTAGAACTAACGATTAAAGGTGTTGTCACGGTCGCAATATTTCCAGCACTGATTTTAGAAACAGCAACGAGAGCGAACTTAATATTTGGTCCAATCTTGGTAATTTGAGTCTGTATATATTTGTTGTTAGCAAAATTCTTGCGATTAAGAGACTGGCTCTTAACCAGAGTGTTTTGAATCCACACTTCCCAAACAATCTGGTCAGCATTATTTGTGCTATCGCGTAATACGGATTCAAAAGCAACGTCGCTTCCAGACTGCAACACTTGTTCAAGTCTCCCCATAGCATTCTTGTTCGTGTTGTAAATCCCCCGTGCGGTATAACTGAAGTTTCCGGTTGCCGAACCCGCGCTATTATCTGAAATAGGAACGTATAGTGACGGCCCAGCCCAATAACTACCATTGATAAACGTTGGTAAAGCAGCGGTGCCCCCCACAGGGTCCCTTCCATACGTAATCGAGCCCTGACGAACATTAGGCTTGCTGCTGTCACCAACGTAGTTAGGATAGTTGGTAGCGCCGACATTATATTGAACACCAGATGGTGCTGATTCCAAACCTAGTGCCAGCGCATGCTCGGTTTTTTGCAGTGTTACACCGTCAACTTCTTCTTCATTACCGAACTCCAAGTAGCCTCCGCTTGAGCTAGCCAGACCAATATAGCCATTATCGCCATCCATAGTGACTTCAACTAGAGGGTATGATTTATAGCTTCCATTGTTGGTAAAGCTGACAGTATCCGTTCCATCGGTATTAGTGACCGTTTCAGTGGCTAATGAATGTGCCACACCGTCAGGGACAATGAATGTAAGACTAATGGTGCCGCTTCGCCAGTCCTCAGCAATAGTTGGCTGACCATCATAAATGGCAAGATAGTACACACCAGTGTCATCACCAACGATTAGTTGCACTGGTGCATCAACATCAAGTGCGGCACCCAACTCACGCCTCAAGTTGGCCAAGTTAGTGTTTGTAACGATGCCGGAAATGGTGATTGTCTTGGCGTCACGGGACATATACTGCCAGAGCTGACCATCTGACTGACCAATTTTGGTCATCGAATTGACATGGCTAGTGCCAATATTTCTTTGCACGTCGGTCACATCAAACCATTGGCTCAACTCAACGCCGTTGTAATTAAGGCTTATTCCAGCCATTTAAACTCCTCCCTTTTAATCTTGCCAAACTGTCCTGAAGCTATTCTGACGGTCGTTGTACGCCTTTACCTTTGGCGCTACCCTCGGATAGAACTGGTCATCACCAATTTGCACGTTGAACGATAGCTTTGTCATCAGCACTCCGAGCGCATTAATGGCAGCGATAATGTCTGAGTTGTCAGCACTTGACTGTAACTGCACCGGACTGGATTGGTTTTTGTTAATTGTCTGAACAGCCTGACCCAATAATTGCCAAGCCCGACTAGCCTTTGACGCTGACAAAGGCACAACCATTTCGGGACCTGCTTCACCAGTAAGACGGTAAGCCGCACCATTGACTAATCCACCGTTAGCGTAGCCCTCCTTGCCTGAAACACGGGCAAAGGCTGAGTTGCCAGAGCCATAAATATGCTTCATGTAATTAATGCCCGCCAACAAGTCGTCATACCCGTTCCAGATATTCTTATGACCTGCAAAGGCATAAGCATTAAAGGTTCCGTCAATCGTTTGTACAAGGCCTTTAGACGGATGCCCTGCCTTGGCGTTACTATCCCAGTTATTGATAGCCCTAGGGTTACCATTAGATTCACGGGCGATAACCCGTAACCATGCAGCTACTTGTCCAGATGTAGCTTCAAAGCCATTAGCCTTCAGAGCCTTAATAACAGACGATTTCCAACGCCGTACACCAGTACCAGATGGTTCAGCTGGTGAAAGTGTGTCTTCTAACTTCTTGAGTTGCTTTTGTGCCCATGCACTCACACCAGACACCATCTTGGATACAACACCTTTGCCCAGTGAGGTAAACATGCTAGTGCTTGCAGTCATGCCAGACACAGCGCTTTCTACAGCTTTAGTCATGTTGGCAATAGGGTGTTTGAGCCAGTCACCAATTGCAGTTACCTTGTCCCAACCGGCCTTAAAGAAGTTGCCAACCGCGCCAACGATACCGCCATTTGCATAGTGCTGAATGCCGGCCATCTTCATGATTGACTTGGTTTCTTTGCCGTTCCAAACGCGTGTACCTTCTGGCGCCATCATTACGGCGTTACGTTGTTGCATCATGCCATACTGGCCATTAGGTAACTGGTATAGTTCCTTCCAGTCCGGGCCTGCACCATCATTAACCATAACGACGTGCATATTGCCAACAATACCGCCTTGCGCCAGCTTCTGGATCTTCTTAATCGCATTGTGACCAGTGAACTTCTGCCATACCCAGTTGATACCACCAATCGCGCCGTTGATAATGCCAATGACACCGTTGAGACCAGTACGGGCGGCAGACTTAATACCTGACCAGATGCCGCTAAACATCCTAGACATGCCATTCCAAGTCCTAGACCAACCCCGTGAAATTAGGGAAAGCCCAGAACTAAACCTGGAGCCTAACCAGCTGAGTGATGAACTACCTGCAGACTTGATAGAGTGTAGGGAGTTTGAGAAAAATTTGCCTACACTAGACCACATATTGTTCCAGCCCTTGTGAATAGAATTTAGCTTAGAGGTAAAGCCCTTTTGTAGGCTAGTTAATCCCTGCGTAGCCCATTTACCAATTCCTGACCAGAAGTTAGACCAGCCTTTTGTAATACTAGACCACCAAGAAGACATAGCCTTAGAGATAGCTTTGTTCTGAGCATTTTGGCGCTTCTTGGCGTCGGCTTGGTTCTTCTTTTCCTTCTTTGTGTAGTTAGTCCAGAAGTCAGTCCAACCTTTGCCAACCCCACCCCAGAAATTGTCCCAATCTTTCTTGGACTTCTTGTTGGCCGCGGCTTGTTGCTTTTCCATTTGAGCATTCGACTTGTTATTTTGTGCTTGAACGCTTTTCCACCACTTGGCAATGCCGGAGGCGCCCTTATGAGCATCAAAACCAAGCTTGCCTAGCCAGTCCTTAGGCTTAGCCTTAGCGTTCCAGCCATCAGTGAACTTCTTGGTTGCCGTGCCTGCCCATCCGCCGACTACTTTACCGATTGAAGCACCTACAGCCGCTCCCAACGGTCCGCCGAAGAAGAAGCCAATGCCACCACCTATTGCAGTGCCTGCGGTTTCACCAACAGCCCTAAACTTCTGACCGACTGTGCCACTCTTGCCGAATGCCTTAGTTAAATCCTTTATGTCTGAAATGGCGTCATAAGCGATGGTGACTACCGCGGTTGCCGTGCCTAGCTTGCTGCCACCAAAGCTCTTCATCTTGCCCATGGCCTTGCTCATGAGGTTACCGGTAGCTAATTTCTTGACAGCGCTGTACACCTTGCCGATACCGCCCGCAAAGCTAAGTAGACCCTTGATTGGTAGCACTTTACCCGCCAAGTTAATCGCAATTAGTCCACCGGCAATATCACCGAACAGCTTAGGGTGCTTGTCTGCCCAGTCGCCCAGCTTCTTGAGCAGCGGATTAAGCAGTTTTAGAGCAGATGTTAAGGCCGTCCAAGATAACTTGGCTGTAGTTTTCGACGTTTCCTTAATAGTTTCAAAAAACGTCTTAATCTGTGGGGCATGATTAGCAATAACCCTGCTGATGTTTGTCACACCAGACGTCAGCTTTCCCATCATTGTGTCTAACGTTTTGGTGCTGTCCTTGAGATTGAACGCCTTGCCGAACGCGCTAGTGATTGTGGTGAGACCGCCAGATATAGCTTTGCCCAACTTGGTAAACTCGGTGTCAGTCCGCTTGTCCTGTGCCCACTTACTAATCGCACCAAGCACAGGGTTCTGCATTGACATCAGTGGCTTTTCAATGTCGCCAACTAATGCAGGAAAACGTGACGAGATAACCCGTTCCATGCCGGGGATCGTCTTCATCAAGTTCTCGGATGCCTTTTGGTACTTGTCACCGAGACCTTCCATAACCGTTTCAGCATCTTTGGCGGAGATTTTTCCTGCGCTCATTTCGTCACGCAGATTTGCCATGGTCAGCTTGCTGTTCTTCTGAACTTTCTGCTCATATTTCAACAATGCTTCACCATACATTGGCAGAGCGTCTGTGATGTGGTTAAAGTCGCCCAATTGTAGAAGACTGGACGACATCATGTGAGTAAAGTTGAGGCCTAAGTTCTTAAGATTATCGCCTGACAGACCCACGGCGTCACCCATGGTCAAAACGGCAGTCGTTAACTTTTTAGTTGCTGGCTCGTTGTCTAGGACATGGTAAAACTGCTGGTTAAGCTCATTGACTAAGTCCGTTGACTGCCCAAAGGCAACCGACAATTGATTGGTCATATCAACCATTGCCCGGCCCTTGGTTGCATTCCCAGTCAGAGTCAACCAGACCGCGTTCATCTGGTCTTGCTCTTTCTCGTACTCCATGCCTGCTTTTGTAGCTTCACCAATTCTGCTGGTGATTGCTGACCATGCAGAACTGAGGGCGTTACTCAAAATTTGACTGGCGAATATTGACTTGAACAGACTATGTGTGTGTTCAGCCTGTTTGTTAGTACCCTCGATTGCAGCCTTGATCCGAGTAAATATAGACGGGTTAGCCTTCTTCATCTCGCCGTCAAGCTCGGACATGCTGGTTTTAGTCTTGGCCAAGGCAGTAGCCGTCTCATCAACACGTACCTTTTGCGTACGCCATGCCGCGCTATCCTTACCACTGGCAGTAGCAATCCGTGATAGCTCTTTTTCTTGTGCTGACAGCTGCTTGTTCAGGTTACTGATGCTGTCCTTGTAACCCGTCATCTGCGCTTTATTGGCTTCCTGCTGCTTACCTTCAGCCTTTAGCCGCTCAACATAGCTGTTAGAGACCGTGGTGATTTGCTTGTACTCAGTTTGTAAGCTAGCCAGCCCTGACTTCTGATATTCAAGACTAGTTTTTGCCCGCGTCTGCTGTGCTTCCATCGATTTCAGCTGTGTGGTGGCACTGTCAATATTCTTCTGATACTTTAGATAGGACGCCGCACCATCTTTAGTTGTAACGTCTAGGCCTTTTTGCTTCTCACGTAGGCTCTCAATTTTGGCCTCTTGTGCCTTAATGCTGTCGCCTAGGCCCTTATACCGAGCTTCAGCCGCCTTGAGATATTCACCAGTTGACTTGAGGGCAATCTCTTGAGATTTCCAAGCGTTCTTAGTGCTACTGATAACCGCGTTTAAACTTTTGAGCGATTGACTAGCTTTGAGTGTATTAAGTGCGACATCTGTAGACATCTCTGCTTGAATTTTTTGTGTCATTTTTTCACTTCCTATCAAAAAGGGATAGTTGGCACACTAGCCTCCTACCCATTTACATCAGCCCCAAGCTTTGTAACATCTTCATCGGATCCTGTTCACGGTCCTTTGGCTTCTTTGCTGTTTGAAGTTCCATCAAATCGTAGAAGTCAGTATCAAGCCATTGTTCAGGCGTCCAATGCAAGTAAACAAGTGTGTCCTGACCTGTCAGTTTAAAGTCTTCAAGCTTGTTCTTCAGTTCAAATACGATCTCACGCTTATTCAGCTTCGGCTTCGCTTTTGTCGTCCGCCTGCTCGGCCTCACGGGTTTCCTTCTTAATATCTTCTTCGGATAGGCCTTGCACCCGCATAATGATGTGGTTGGCAATATCAACCGATTCAGAAAACTCAAGGTCATCCAGCTTATCCTTTTCCTTCTGGTTGAGCTTGAGTGTATTTGTGATGTAGTCAAGTACCTTGTTTACCAACCGTTGCTGCGTGCGTAGAAATTCAATTGGCTTTACGTCTTTTTCCTCAGCATCACTCTCGGCCATAGTCAGTTGCAATTCCAGCGTGGCCTTCATAACGCGGTTGGTCACCTTAACAATGTGTTCACGGCTTGAAATTTTGTTCTCTTTAATCTTCATATTCGTTCTCCTTATTTAGTTGTAAGGCCGGCAGCACGGCTTGCACGTGCTTGCCGCTAGAGCCGGCTCTCGCGTCTGACAATACTGTTATTGGCCAGTAGTACCAGTTGCGGCTACATATCCTCCCATGACGTCCTTCAGCATTGCCGCTTCATCAAATGACGTATCTTTGCTGTAGTAAATCTTGAAAGGCTTATGATTGAAAGCAATTGTGTCGAGCGCCGAAATGGTCAGCGCATCATCGACAATCTGCTTATTGTCGTCGTCAGTTTGAATGTTGGCTTCGCTTTCAGCCGCAGTGCAGTTACCAAAGCCGAAATAAACACTGCCGCCCGACAGACTACCCGATTCAATCAGAACCGCAATATGAGCAGGTTCATCGGCTGGAGCCCAGCCACCCTTGCTATCAGGCACAAAACCCTTAATCTTTTGTTTGATATCAAAATCGAGGTTGAGCCCGTCCCAAGCAACCTGCGGAGCCGCTGCCCCGTATACTACCTGCTGAGATACGTTGTTCCCATATCTCTTAGTGCTTGAACCAACCAGACCAGTGATGTTGGCCGTTTTTGACCCCATATCCTTAGTGTCAACTTTATAAAGCCCATCTGCGCTTAAACCTGCATCACCTTTTAGAATCTGTTGGGTGATTGGATCAATCAGTGCAAACGACACCATGTTCAGTCCTACTAATGCCATAAATTTAGCCTCCTAAATATTCTTTTCACGTGAAAAATAAAATGTGTTCATCAGTTGCTGTGTGTCAGGATCTAACGTTCGCTGACGTACTGCCGCGACTTTCCAACCAGCGTGAACAAACGCCTTCATTAGCGTTACTTCAAGTGCCTCTGGGTCGTCGGCAAAATCTTGTGAGTACCAGATTTGTACTTCAATCTCTTGAGCTAATCGCCAGAAGTCGTTGTTTCCATATCCAGAAGGATTATTGGCAGTATCAGTCACCAACACCACTGTCTTGTCCAGACTATCCGCAGCCTCTTTGGGTAAGTTGTTGCCATAAACTTCATCTATGCCAACTAAAGAAGCGGCGCTAATCAAAGCAACCGCATCATCTACTGCCGCCATCAATCACCGCCTCCATTCAGTTTGCTAATTATCTTTTTATACTCCGCCGCCTCAGCTTCAAACACGGCGTCTTTAGCATCATCGCGGGCGTTATCAACAAAGTGGTCACCGCGAATGTATTTAGTGCCATCGTTCAAAAATCTAGCTACAAACTCCTTTTTGGTGAACCCTACAACCGACTTACCATCATGTCTGCCATCAACATCACCAGTAGCACTGGCAATGTCATCGGTTAAGTGCCCGTACTCGCCGCCTGACCCCTCTGTGTTTGGGTGCTTTGCCTTTGTGGCTTCTGTTAGCTTGTCAGCGAGCACATCTGC